TGACCGCAGCAAGGTTAATGCCGTAGCACCCAAGGAACAGAAACAGGACGAGTGGTCATTTGCCCCCAATGTACGCAAAGCGAGCAAGTAAGTATGCTACCGACGTAATAGCAGGTAGAGTGCTGGCTTGCAAATGGGTACATTTGGCGTGTAAGAGACACCTCCACGACCTCACTCGTAAAGACTTCCGCTGGCACTTCGACAACGACCAAGTTGATAATGTTTGCCGCTTTGCGGAACTAATGAAACACGAAAAGGGTGCGCTACAGGGACACCCCTTCCATCTTGAAGACTGGCAGGTGTTCACACTCGCCAGCATCTTCGGTTGGGTAGATCCAGATGGTATCCGCAAGTATCGTGAAGCCTTCATCCTTGTTCCGCGTGGTAATGGAAAATCACCACTCGCCGCGATCATATCCCTCTGGATGACCTTCTTGGACGGGGAGCCCGGAGCTGAAGGATACTGCGGTGCTGCTGGTCAAGAACAGGCACTGGAAGTCTTCCGACCCGCCAAGGCAATGGTGGAGCAGTCGCCTGAACTACAGGAGCGATACGGGATCATCCCCGCCGCTCAGAGTCTCTATCAACCCTCCACCCGCTCCCGTTACAAGCCCGTGATCAGGAAGCCAAAGGACGGCGCAAGTATCTATATCGCCATCCTTGACGAGTGGCATGAGGCCACTGACGCAGTACAGTATGACTGCTTCAGGACTGGCGCTAACAAACGTAAGAACTCACTGTTGCTGGAGATTTCAACGGCTGGTGTGACGACCGAAGGCCCATGCCATAACAGACAGCGTGAAGTCGAACTGGTGCTAGAAGGTACTGTTGAAAACGACCGTCTGTTTGGACTGATATATGGGATTAACGAGGACACGGATTGGAGTACTCGCGAAGCCCTCGTAATGGCCAACCCGAATCTCGGCATCTCCAACGACGAGGAAGCGTTATTACTCGATCAGGCTGAGGCAGTACGCAACCCGGCCAAACAGAACATTTTCAAAACCAAACATCTGAACGTTTGGTGTACTGCTCTCACCGCCTGGATGAACAGAACGGAATGGCAGAAATGCTATGACCCAAACCTCACTGAGGACTCAGTAAAGGGATTGCCCTGCTGGATGGGGGCTGACCTCGCCCGCACCAAAGACATGTCCGTTACTGCGTTCGTGTTTCGCAAGGACATAGATGGTAAACCACACTACTCCTGCTTGATCAAGGCGTACCTGCCGGAGTCGGAAGTAAACCTCCCGGAACATCAGCATTTGCAGGGATGGGCTAAACAGGGATGGTTGATTCCCACTGCCAATGCGTCTACCGACTGGCCATTGCTCAGGGCCGATGCGGTTAAGTATGCCAGGCAATACAAGGTCAGAGAACTCGTCTACGACCCAATGTTTGGCGATGATTACGCGCTGCATGTGAGTGACGAGGTTGGTATCCCCCGCATCACCATTGCCCCAACAAGGATGGCGATTACACCCCCGATGCAGGCGCTAGAAGCTGCTGTTGCCGATGGTCGTTTCCGTTTTAACAGTCCGGTCCTGACATGGTGCATCGGCAACGTGAGCGTAACCGAGAGCAGCACTACAGGCCTATACTCCATGCCGGAAAAGAAGCGCGACGATAACAAGATTGACGCTGCCCTTGCTCTATTCTACGCAATGAGCAGGGCTATGATCGCTCCAGCTAAACCTAAAGCAACATTCACTCCGTTCTTTATCTAACAAGGGCATTGCATGAGTCTTTATTCGCGACTATTCGGCAAAGAGAACCGCTCAGGTCCGTTGGAGAATCCCAAACTATCGTTTGGCGCGGCCTTCAACTGGTTATTTGGCGGAAATACAACCTCTTCCGGCGAAGTCGTCAACGAGTTTACGGCAATGCAGCAAGCAACTGTCTACGCTTGCGTACGCACCATCGCCGAATCTGTCGGTTCCCTTACCCTGCGAACCTACAAGAGATTGGGCAAGGGCCGCTCAGAAGCCATAGACGACCCACTATGGAAGCTGTTATCCCTTACTCCCAACGACGAGATGTCCTCTGTAGTTCTCTGGGAGAATGTTGTTGGAAGTCTGGCTCTATCCGGTAACAGTTATGTGGAGATAATCCGTAACAAGGGGTCAAAGCAACCGCTGCAACTGTATCCCCTGCCCACCATGAAGACCCAGCCTGTACGTCTACCGGATGGGACACTTGCATATAGGACAAGCGATTACAGCACTGGTGGCACTCGCATCATACAGGCACAGGACACACTACATTTCCGGTTGTTTTCCTACGATGGCCTGTTAGGTCTAAGCCCCATCGAGCAGTGTAAGCAAACGATTGGTTGGTCGTCGGCTGCACTCAAGGCTTCGGCCAGATTTTTCGGGAATGGATCAAAACCCCCAGGCATTCTTACTCCGGTTGGGGATATTGACGAGCCAGACATGATCAATATGCGCACAGCGTGGGAGGCCGCAAACGGCGGCGAGAACCAAGGCCGCACTGCTGTACTCCCATCCGACTGGAAGTACACCCCCATCGGTATCAATGCCAAGGACGCACAGTTTCTGGAGTCCATGCAGTTTGTGCGGAGTGACATTGCTGCGATCTTCAGGGTTCCGGCTCACATGGTGGGTGATGTAAGTAAAGTCAGCAACAACAACGTCACAGAGATGAATCGCGGATTCGTCCTCGATTGTCTCAATCCCTACCTGGTCAAGATCGAACAAGAAATTTGCATCAAGTTACTCGGTGCGGACCCTTCCCGATTCGTGCAGTTTGACACCTCCGAGAGATTGCGCGGCGACTACAAGACCGTTATGGACGGCCTCGCTATTGGTACGCAGTGGGGCATTTTCACGGCGAATTACTGCTTAGAGCAGTTGGGCGAGAATCCGATTGGTCCAGAGGGTGATATTCGCTTGGTGCCTGTGAATATGCAAAACGCAGCGCGTCTCCTTGACACCGAGAGCCTACAGGACCAACCGATTGGCACTGACCCAACCGCTCCTACCCCCACCGGGACAACTAGCCCTCAGAGGGGCGGAGTAGGCGACACCAAGGGTATGCGCAGCAGCTTTGCGCCTCTATTTTGCGATGCGATTGGGCGTTACTCAGCCCGGTCAAAACAGGATGCCGATTCCCTTGCCCTGATCTTCGGCCCTGTTCTGGAAGGCATCACGGAATTGATCGAAGGTGAAGCCCGTTCTCAGTTCAACTTGGACGCGGAATGGCACAACTCCGGCAAGGTTACTCGCGATTACTTAAAGGGACTTACCACCAGATCCATTGACTGGACGCCAGAAAACAAGCTAGAGGCCACTCAACAAGAGGTTCGCAAGGCGATTCGTGCTCTACACATAGGTATCTACCGAGAGGCTGGCGCAACAGTCGCAGAGAAGGGTTTTGAAAATGAATAAACCAGAGCGTCGTTGTGTAACCCATGAGTTCCGCGTCTCCAAGCAGGGTGAAACCCCTCAAATCAGCGGGTATGCCTGCGTGTTTGACTCACCATCAGAGGACATTGGTTGGATAGAAGAAGTGGACCCCAAGGCGTTTAACAACGTCATGTCGGGGAGTCCCGATGTAAGGGCACTCTTCAATCACAATGCAGACATGGTGTTGGGTCGCACTAAATCTGGAACCTTACATCTGAGTATAGATGCGCGTGGACTGGCCTATGTGATCGACCCACCTGACACACAGGTTGCTCGTGACCTCATCGTATCCATGCAGCGCGGAGATGTGAACCAGAGTTCATTTGGCTTCGTTTGCGCCAGAGACCAGTGGACGGAGAACGCTGACGGCACTGTCAGCCGTCGCATATTGGAGTTCGCTGAACTTTTGGATGTGAGTCCGGTCACTTACCCCGCTTTCACCTCAACCTCGTCTGGCATCCGTAGTCTACCCGAGTCGATGCCCACAGAACTCCGCTCTCGTTTTGAAAAGCGTGACAACCAATCTGGTTGCACCTGTGACTGCGCTCAGTGCGAGGCCGACGCCTGTACCCTTTGCAGCAACGTTGATTGTAACGATGCCGTCCGCTGCTCGTGTAAACAGCAAGCCTCGCGCAGCATACAGATTAGATCGTACATGGAGATGCAGTTGGCTCTAGCCGACCTCCGCAAGTAGATCAACCAAATTTAGATTCACTCACGACGGACGCGGAGTTAGCCTCCTGCGCTCAACCGCAATCGTATGTCGTGACGCTGAGAAGCACCACCTGTAGTGGTTGCTGTCCTGCACCAACCCACTTATCTAAAGGAAAATACACATGGATATCAAATCCCTACAGGAATCTCGCAATAAGTTGCGCTCCGAGGCATTTGCCCTCTCGCAAGGCACTGAATTTACCCCGGAAGTACGCGCTAAGTTCGACGCGATGTTTGCCGATGTTGCCACCATGGACGGCGATATTGCTCGTCTTGAGGCGGTTGAGCAGTACAGAAGCGAACAGCGTTCTGAGCTACCCGGTCGTCCCAACCCCGGCGAGAGCAATGATCCCTCGGAACGCGCAGAAGTACGCGACCAGCGCCAAAAGGCATCGTTCAGGAAGTATCTCCAGACCGGACAGGTTGAAACTCGTGACCTTACCACTGCTGTCCTTGGTGGCATTGTTGTCCCGGTTGGATTCCAGCCCAGTGTGATTGAAGCCCGTAAGTCCTACGGCCAGATCCTCGAAGTGGTCAACACCATCACGACCGATCATGGTAACCCGATCAAGCTGGTTCAGGACGACGACACTGCCAACTCGTTGGCTGCGGTCACCGTGGGCACCGATGCGGTGGAGACTGACCCGACTCTGACTGGCCTTACCTTGCAGGTGGATAACCTGACTACTGGTGTGGTCAAGATTGACCGTGGCCTGCTGTCCGACTCGGGATTCGATGTGGACGCATTCCTGCGCGATAAGTTCCTGAAGCGTGCCTATCGCGGTATGAGCAACCTGATCGTTGCGGGTAACGGTGGCAACATCGGCTCTCTGGCTACTGCGTACGCAACTGGCTTGACCTCCACCGGCACTGTTGGCGCACCGTCGTACTCTGACTTTGCGCGCGCGATTGGTGTACTCGATCCTGCGTACCAGACTGACTCCGTCTGGGCCATGAACAGTGCCACTCTGGGTGCTGTGGTTGGTCTGGTTGACGCCA